TTGAGCGAGGGACGCAAACCCGCTTACAAGGTGAAACAGGGCGATTATTGCTGCCTGACGAGCAAGAGCAGCACCCTTCCGTGCAACGGCGTACCGCTTACCAAAGCCTTTATGAACGACTACAAGAAGCGATCCAAGGGCTACAGCACTTATCGCCAGGGCGCAGGTGAGGCAGGCAACAGCGAAAGTTTAGACCAAATTGAAGCAACGAATGCTTTGGTGAATGAACTGGCTGCCTCCAACCCGGCTGTGAACGTCGGACCTGCTGGCGCTGGTGCAAGCGGTGGAAAGCGCGCCTCCAAATGGATTGACCACGTTAAGGCGTATTCCAAGGCACACGGGGTGTCCTACAAGCAGGCACTCAAAGACGCCAAGGCGACCTACCGCGGCGCAGGCACTTCCGGTGGCGGCGCGTCTGGAGGCGATTTTTGGAGCGATTTGGGGAATGTCGCATCAACTGTAGCGCCTTTTCTGCCCCTCCTGCTTTAAACGCGCGCCGATTTCTTGATTATTTTTATCTCTGATTAGATTATAAGCAGAGATAAAATGTGGTTTTACATTCCCGAGTGGTTCAAATTTTGGAACAAGCAAGCAGCAGAGGATCGGAAATTTAGTGAACTCATCAAGAAGCGTGCCGAAGAGCAGAATGCAGTAATTGATAAGGCGAAAGCCGAGGCAGTAGCCGAAGCAGCGAGTCCAAAAGTCGCAGAGAAAGATTATTTTGAATAAGGTGATCAACCTTTAAAAGTTAGGTGGGGAGGGGGACCGAGGTGGGGTGAAAACGCATAACTTTCTCCTGGCTGAAAACCTCATTCCAGCCTATAGGAATAGATTGGAATACACCCCACCTCACTCAACCTACACCACCTGAAAAAGATCACCAGCCACAAAAAAAAACGTCCAGATGTGAATCCAAATTATAGTGAAAATAAAAAAAATTGAAAGCAAAAAAAATTGAATACTAACCTCATCAGCGTTTCTACAAAGACACAGACACAGACAAAATGACGACTACTATGCAAATGATCTCATCAATTGTTGATGAAATGATTTCCTCGGCCATCAATCAGAGCGAAGACTACGAGCGCGTTTGCCCCAAGTGCGGACAGGAGATGTACGCAAACTGCGAACCCGAAGATGAAGGCGGTTGCTGGTTTGAAAATGCAACTGACGAAGAATTGAACGAAGCCCTCAAGACTGTTTTCAAGACAAACTTCAAAGAAGCAGCTGCAAGGTTGAACGAGTGGGCCGCGGCCAACGAAGGCAGCAACTGGCTCCCCTATGTGCTCAACTTTGAGAAGCAACCCACCACAAACACCAGATTTTGGTACAAAATGACGAAAGTTGATCTTCTCAAAATTGCCGAAGGCATTTACTACGCAGACGACGAGATGCCTGAACTCATTCAAATCAGCGCCCAGTAAGCACACCACAAAAAAGGCAGGGTAAGACCTTTTTTTTTCGGTCTGACGTCGGTCGCATACATAATTTTTTATCTTTAGCAATTGTATAAAGAGAAATGGATCGCTTAAAAAAACTATTGGACGCTCACCCTGTGAGTAAGAAATCGGACAAGAAAAACGAGCAAGGCTACAGCAGGGAAGCCGAGCGACTTTTTCTTAACACCGCTGATGCACGCGCTAATAAGCAAGTGTACCAAAATGAAATCAGGCAGGCAAGCCTTTACGAACAGAGTCAAATGCCCCCGTCTCCCGCTGATGTAGGCGTTTCTTTCAAGATCGGATCGTTTGTTAATAAATTATCACAGCTTCTCGGCTTTAAGACCGACATCTACGGCCAGCTGCAGACCCTAATCAATCTGGGAAATTCTCCCGCGCGCTTGCTTTCAGATGCGCGTTTAATCAGCATCAGTTCAGATTATTTCAAAATGGTTGATATTATTGCGACCTATAATGAACTTGTGAACTACATTAAACTCTACGCGCCCCAGATGACGCAATCAAGCGATTTCTCAAACGGTGTAAACACTACCTATTTGCTGCCTCTGATTTCCTTGCTGAAACAAACTGCTTCTCTGTATGCAACCTCCTTCAACAATTTTCCAACAACCAATTTGAGGAACACGGGTCCAGAGCGGGCGGCTTACGAACGCTTTAGGACAGGCGCGGCTGACGCATATTCAACCGTGAAACTTATGGAGGACAATCTGAAAGCCGCGATCTACACCAATATTACCAAGAAAGATGTTGCACGCTATAAATCATCAGCTGAAAATGAGCGGATCAAGCAGGATATTTTTAACCAGAATCCTCTACCGGTTGCACCTGCGGTTGATCCTCTCGTTCAGCAGCAGCAAGCAAGAGACGCAGCGGCGGCGGCGGCAGCGGCAGCAGCAGCGGCGCAGGGAGGACCAGGACCCGCACCACAGGAGGGGCAGGCACCAGACGCAGGAGCACCACAGCCGGGAAATCCACAGTCAGGCCCGTTTCCGTGGCCGGCAATCCCGCCTCCACGAGCACCGGACGGCGGTTATGGTAATTATAAAGACAGAGACGGTATTATGGCTTTGCTTCGCGCATATAATGATCACCAAGTAGCAAACGGTGTACGAGTAGATGCTGTATTTAATACTCGTAGGTTGGTTGGAGAAGTATCAGGGTTGAAACGCGATATTATAACATTTGCAGTTGCTGATCAGCCAGGATTAGCTACTCCAAGTGCAACAATTATCGGAAAATATCTTCCAGATATTAGGAGAGAATATATAGAAGCGGCACGGGCAGCACAGGCAGCAGCGGCAGCAGCAGCAGCACAGCAAGGACAGGCGGCCGGGCCAGCGGATCCGCAGCAGCAGCAGCAACAGCAACAGCAACAGCAGCAGCAACAGCAACAGCAGCAGCAGCAGCAGGCCGCACCAGCAGGGCGTCAACTCACACCAGAACAGCAGGCATACTTTGATGCTGGAGGCACCCGGCCGCTCATAATTGCAGAGTTAAACCGGGACCAAACCGACGAGGTTTGGGAGTTATACAAGGCCTACGAGATAGACACGGGTGCTGTTCTGGATCCTGGAAGCGTACAGAATCCAAATATTCAGGGAATGCGCGCATTTTATGATACATTACCGCAAAACCTTAGAAACCTTATGCAAAAGATAGGAACCGGAGATGATATAGATGAAGATACTGCGGTTCTGGACAGTTTGAGAGATTGGATTGTAAATATCAAGCAGCAGCGTCAGACGTGGGGCAACGCGCAAAATCCACGCCAGCCGAGCAATTCGCTAATTGGTCTGGGTCGCGGAGAGCGCCGCGCAAACGCAAGGGCGAATGCAAAGCAGTATTTGCACCGCCAAGGTGTCCCACCCGAACTCCTCGCGAAATTGATGAAGCATTATGGAATCACCGACGATACGCTGGTAGGTGAATTGGAAGGCAGCGGCATTTGGGATACAGTCAAAGACTGGGCGTCGTCAGCCGCCGACTCTGCGAGCGGTTGGTACAATACGATTGCAAACAACTTGCCGACTATGAGTGATGTTCGCAGGGCAACCTCCAGAATTATCCCAGACAGTTTGTCTGATTATGTGCCGTCGGGTCTCCAACGCACCTGGGGAGACAAAGCAAAGGACTTTTTCGGCTTTGGATCACAGCGCGGGCATTTGGAGGATATGAAACTTCTTGCTGAACTGGAACGGGGACACCCCCGCACCGTGGATATGTCGCAGGGTCGCGAGGCGCGCGAGAAAATGATGCCCTTTATTAACGAGTTGAGTGCCCCCGCGGAGTTCCTGAAACGCAGAGGTCAGATTCTTTCCGGTGGCGTGTATGATGGCGTACACGAGAACATTAACGATCAACTCCCGTATGAGATATGGGGAGGCAACGCGTCGCTGGATAATGAGGAGGAAATGACCCCCTTTAAGCGCAGAATTGGATTGGCGAATCCCTTTGCTTACCAAAGCAGGGCTGATATGCTGCCTATTCGTCCTGCTCTGGCTTCCAACGCAACTGATATTGACGAGACGCTGCAACCCTTCCAAGAAATGTTCTCTACTACCCGTGGTGGCTTTGAGAAGGAGAAGGAGAAGCCGAAGGATATGGACGAAGATCCCGATCCGATCAGAATCACGAATGAAAACTGGAAAGTATTTACGGGTAGAATGAAAGCGCCAAAATATAAAATCTCATCTTAAGTTATAAACCACAGAATGCGCCCTACTTACGCCCTTTTAGCACTTTTGCCGCTCCTTTTTTCTGCGTCCTGTGTATACGCAGTCCCGATTGATGAACTTTCTACTTCCGCTGTGGACTTTACGAACGCAGACGAAGCCGAAGATTATGGGGCAGACGATTTCTCCCTGGGACTCGGATCCGACGACGACGCAACCGAAGATGCAGACTTGCGAGGTGGTCGCCGACGAGTCTATAAAGCAGTCAAAAGAATCCTCTCTCCCAGGGGGCGACAAGCGCCCCCCGCACCCCCAGCAAAAGCAGTACCAAAGCCAGCACCTGCCCCCGCCCCTGCCGTCATACGACGGGCAGCCCCTGTCGTATTACCCGTATCGGTTGCAACACATACATTCATTCCCGTTCCTGCAACCCAAAGCGCCAAAGCAGACAAAGTCGCACACTATATAAGCGTTCTCAACACGGATATTGAAAAGAACCACAAAGTGTTTATGGATCAGTATAACGCGGAACTGGCGAAGCTGCGCGACATCTCCAAGAAGAAATTGTACACGGAGGAGGAGTATCTCAAAGCACAGCGTGAACTGAACGCCAAATACAAGGTGTGGAAGGATACGCTGCACGCATTTAGCGTCAGCAATTCAACTCTGTCTTCGCTGCGACACCACAACTCCTCATTCACAGAAGAAAAAAATCTGCTTACACACCTCTACGAATACGTGAAGATGTTTTCCACCAAGCAGGGTTATTACAAGCATAATTGCGTCTGTAATTCAACGATAATGAATGACCTGAAATGGATTAATTATTGATCGGCAGCCTCAATCGCGGCTCTGATGTTTTTGAAATGTGGAACCTGGGATCCAACAGCCTCCTCTGGCTCTTCAACGAGTGTGAGATTGAAAGGGGATAGATATTTTTTGACCTGAATTTTGTACCATTTGACGTGAGGGCCGTCGCCAAGGTTTACCTTCCCATCATATTTGGGAAGATAAGCATATCCTGCTCTGGTGTAGAGCTCGCACAGGCGCGGGTTGTTTCCATCAAACTCCACGGCCTGGTTTGAAATGCCGAAATCCTCCGAGGTGCGAAGCATTCTCTGGTAGAGTTCCGTGCCGACGCCTTTCTCTTGAAACTTGGGGTGCACGAAGAGATACTGGAGCGTGGTCAAGAAGCGTTCTTCACCACGAAGTGTATCCGCTGTGAAGGCGATAAACCCGACGACGATTGAACCGCCTTTGGTGGCTTTCTTTGCGACGTGCATAAAGTAAGGGGAGCCGGCGTAGAATCCAAATGTATCCACGACACCCAGCATTTGTCCGATCTGCTTCGCGTAAAACTTGTTCCTCTTGGCGAGGTTGTAGATTTGCTTGTTTGTGGCTTCATCTTCACGTCTGGCGGCTGGGTAGTACTTCTCAAAGTAGATTCCTTTGCTCAAGTGGTAAGCTGCCTGTGTGGTTCTGGTTCTTTGCATATTGATTCGCTTCCTTGGAATTGATTCTTGGAGTATGTATTGACTTAAAGAAACCAAATCAATTTTTTTTGTAAATCAATTAAATTAGCATTTCACATTTTGATTATTTTTGATTATTTAGGATTATTATTGAATTCTAAAAAAAATTGATTTGTTTTTTTCTCATTATGTAATAGACAGACAAGCATTACATAATGGACCGATCGTTTATTGAAACTGTTGAAGACACAAATGAAACAACTGAATATGAAGAACTCCAGCAGCAATTGAACTACTACTTCAGCGAGAGCGCAATTGCGCGCTGGTTCACCGAGAACCTGCCCGAGAAGGAGTGGCTGGAGGAGATCGCAATTGCCTTCGTGCACGAACTGGAAGGAGATGCAGACACCGACACGGACGGTGATATGGTGCCGAGTGAGACTGTCCTTTGCACGTATGATGAGGTCAACGATTTCATTTGGGGTCGCGTGAAGGACATCATTCGTGAAGAAAACCTACCATTTCCAGAGGTTGACGCGGTCAAAATCACAAACGAACTACAGAGTGCTTTGGAACTGAAGGAGGAGAACAAGAAACTCAAGGCCAGGATTGAAGAACTGGAGAATGATGAAATGACCCAGGCTGATTACACCGAATGGAACCGCGAGAACCCAGAGATTCAAGCATTAGGCCGACAGATTGAAAGTCTTGAACAGACTTCAGACAGCCTGCGAGCCGAGCGCGCGAAGCTGATTGCTTACATCAAAGAGCAGCAAGAGCACATTCGGGTTCTTGGTGCACAGTACGAGGCAGACAACGGGCAGCTTGCAACCGCTGACTGGGATTCTATTCTACGATCTGACGACACCAGCTCGGGTGAGGAGAAGGCCGCCACACAGCAGACCGAGGAACACAAGTAGGTTCAGGAGCAGGATCGTCCATAAAGGGTGAGCCAAAAGAGACAGAATGCATTCCAAGGCGTTCAGCAGTAGATGTCTCTAATTTTTTTTTCAGTTCTGCATTCTCTGCTTCTAAAGCCAGAATGCGGTTGTAGAGTTTATTGACTTCGTAAAAAGTAATAGCGCCTTCCATTAATTTTAAGTACACGGGTCTTAAAATTAATTGAGAAAAAAACACCCTAAAAGATCACTCAACGGCAACCAAAGGTAATTTTCGGAGGTAGAGAAATAGACACATTAGGGTTTGGGCACAAAGCAGGCAGGACCCTTTTTGCTAAATCTACGACGGGCTTAATAGGTGGACGGGGGATTTTGATAGGCATTTCTTTCTACAGTAGTTGGATATTTTAATTTTTGCATTTATGCTTAACCCTCAAAAGTTAGGTGGGGAGGGGGACCGAGGTGGGGTGAAAACGCATAACTTTCTCCTGGCTGAAACCTGCATTCCAGCCTATAGGAATAGATTGGAATCCAACCCACCTCACTCAACCTACCCCACCTGAAAAAAATTGAAATGGAAAAGTGAGAAGGGAGGAAGGACACCGACGCAAATGCAAGATCAAATAGACTACAAGGCTCGCGTGGAAGCCCTTGAGAAGGAAGTAGCTGCTTATAAGGCAGCCCTGGATAGAGCCGCTAAATGGTATGCAGATCGTACCTGGATACTGAATGAACGAAACCACGCTTTGGAACACAAACTCTCCCAACTCCAAAAAATGACTGAAATGAAAAAAAATTGATTTGGATTCTGGAAAGTTGTAGAATAGCAGCGAACAACAAGCAACAAGAAATGGAAACCGTATTGAGACGTGCACTTTATGATGCATTTCAAACACCAAAGCGCATCTACACTTCCGAGGAGAAAGAAAGGATCAAAGTCAAGAAAGCGGAAGATGCAAAGAGGGAAAAAAAGGTACAAAAAATGATCAGAGACCAAGAAATCAAGCAGGGCTGGCGTTTCAAAAATCATTACACAGAAGAGGACACACTCAAAGCACAACGAGCGCGCGAAGCCGACCCATATTATGACCCATATTCTGGAAGAACAGACCAGCAGACGCCAATTCAGCGAGTTTTTGAAGCACAACAAAAATGATGTGAAATCAAAAATGACTGAAAATGAAAAAAAATTGATTTGGATTTTCAATCAGGTAATATATATGTAGTGATCAATCAACAAGCAATAAGAATGAGTTTTGACTGTGCGTTTTCAACCGACAAATGCTGTGGCGCCGGAGAGGTGCACAAGTACTGCTCCCAGCAGGTCCAAGATAGGAAGGAGTACTTTGAGGACTATATGAAGAGACTGAAATGCGGTAAGTGCGACAAGTGCAAGGTTGAGGGTGTGGAACTCTGTCCTGTGCAAGACCACATTTGGGAATTGTGCAAAGGTTGTTTGAAGACATACGGCAAACTGAAGCGTGGAGAAAAGTAAGGTAAGTGCAATAAAAACAAGGCAGGGGAGCCTTTTTTTTATTGAAATAATGAATACCGGCTGTACGTTTTGATCGTACGACCTCGGAGTTATGAGCCCCGCGCGCTGCCTCTGCGCCAAGCCGGTTAAAAGAACCACGGGTTGGTTCACATTATTTACAAAATGGGCTTTAAGTAAATTACATACCCAAATGTTTCGCCATACGGCCGCCTGAAGTGCCGCCACCAGAAGTGCCGCCACCAGAAGTGCCGCCAGCAGACATACCACCACCAGAAGTGCCCATACCAACCGCGTCCATCAAAGGACGAGCAAGCATCTTAACCTTGTCCTCAATTGCACCACCGACGAGGCGGGCAAGACCGGACTTGGAATACTGGGGACGAGAAGACACAGCCAACACGTCAGCACGGGACAGAATGGCGGTGTAAGTCTGGGAAGTGCCGCGCTCAATCGCGAAGACACCGCTGTTCATAGTGATCAGCACAAGTTCATACTGGTTAGGCGCAATATCAAGACCGGTGTTATTCTCCAGTTCAACCTTGAAAAGCAATTGAAAAGCACCAATTGACCCGGGTGCGTACACGTCGTCAAGCTCAATATGGCGTCCGAACTCCAGAGCAAGAACCGAGCCGCAAAGAGGGATACTCACAGGAAGCCCGTTGTCTGCAGACTGGCCACCCTGGGCGCTCTTGTAGGCTGAACCGCTAAACTCATTCCAAGTCTGGTTGCTGCCTGATTCAACAGACATACGCCACAGATCAAGCTGGGTGGCGCCCGACAAAAGACCGGCCTTGTTGTTGAATGAAATGTTGATCTTCTTAATGGGGAGGAAGCTGTCGCTGTCGGCGGGAGTCTGGTTGCCCATCTTCTTCCTTGCAACGATAATCAACTTATCGGGAACAGAGTTCAACTGAATACTCTGGAAGGTCTGCTCAACCGCATTACCGTTTGCGGGCAGAGTAGAACCGACGTCAGTTAAGTACCGGGGATACTCAGCAAAGGGGAGCACGTTGCGCGCGCTGACCAAGTTGGAAGGCTGACGAGTCAAGAAGAGCATTTGAAGTTGGGCAGAGGCGACATCTGTGATGACGGCGGCGCTGACGGCAAACTGGGAAGTAGCGCTGGCGGGGGAAAGATTTCCGGTAGTTCCGAGCTGACCAAGAGCAAGGCGGAAAGCGCGATTTGCGGAACCCAGGTTAAACGTGAAATTCAAGGTCTGTACCCCGTACATACCCTGGTTGTTGCTTTCAGGGGCGCACCAGATGAAGGGCGAAAGCATAAGGGGTTCGCGGGTCTTAAATGTGATGGTGATGTCGTAGGGATCGTTCGCGTTCAGCACGTATGGCTGGTTTCCAGCAATAGAGATAATCTTAAAAGCACCTCGGGGCTGAAAATCCTGATCATACTCGCAGTCGTTCCAACCAGCGTTGGGGTTGTTATTAGCACCAAGTGCGTCAGCGTATTTGTAATAACTGTCGTATTGGGTGGGGGTGGCGTTGTTGAGACGAGCAACCTCGCGACGATCACCGAAGCGGAGAAGCTGAAACATTATATCTTTTTGATTGGTTGAAATAGTGTTATTGTTCACGGTGGCCTGGATAGTATTGCAGCACGAGTGGAAGGGGAAGGGGCCGAGGGCGGATCCGTATGCTAAATTAACAGCCCGGGATCCAACAGTCATACTGGAGTTGGGGGTAATGGTGAATTTGACGGACATCTGGGTCTCAATCATAATGCGTCTGCTAAAAACCGTGGACTCGCTGGGCAATTGTACGTTGAAGGTAATAGAAGAAGGCGATTTGGAAATCGCTTCATACTGGGACGGTGTGATATTCTGAGCGCCCTTAAAGACCGCGTAGCGAACCTTGTCGGTGGTCAAGAGCAGGTCGTCTTGGACACAAATCTTCTCAAAATCTGCGGAAGCCATTTGGATTTATCTTTGCTTTATAATAACTGCAAAGATAAAAAAAAAAGAAATACGCCTAAAATAAAATCAATCCGAAGCATCTTTCTTACGAAACATAACTTTCAGGGAACAGGAGCAACCATTCTGGAGATAAAAATCGTGCTGGATTCCGTAAACATCTTTCCAGAGTACGTTAATTTGAATGCCGTAAAGGGGGGCGTTGGATTGCAAATCAATCAAGCGATATTCGGCGGTCGGCAAATAGAGAACATTCGGGAAATATTCAGTTCCGTTTACTAAATTAACCACGAGATCTGTGATTTCGTTGCTTATATTGTCGTTCTGTCCAGAAGCCCCACCAGTTCCTACATTATCGCTTAATGATCGCGGAACTCCTATCAATTGGGGTAATACAGGAACGAGGGTCGTCGTGAAGACGAGGGATTGAATTGGGCAGAGAGTAGCACCCGTGCTATAGGGTTGTTCCATAAAGAAGGCATTATAGGGAGGGCCTGAACCTATCATATTTCCACTTGCATCTACATTCGCTGGAACATAATTGTTCAGCGCCCCACCCTTTTTGTTAAATGTCTTCAACAAATAGTTTGCCTCTGTGTCGTTGATTGAGGTCGGGGCGGGATTATAAGTGTAGTTATGAAATGATTGCATAGAAGAGAAGAGGGTAAAGAGGGGATTGTTAAAGTAGACAAATCCGGTCGCCGTTCCATTTCCTAAACATTCTTGTTCAAAGATTAGGGCAGGGGCGACATAGGTCAACTTCGCGGAGGGGGCGTCCCAGAGGAAATAGGGTTGCTTTCCGGCAACCCAAGTCGCGGGAAGGGTAATAGCCGGGACAGCAGCCGCTGCCTGTGTGATAATATCAAGGAACGCCAATTCAAGTGCTTCATTCATCATACAGACGAACGACTGAATGTTGTTGCACCAGTAGTAGGGTTCGGTGTTTGCCTGAATGGTCGCAGGGGCAACACCAGGAACAGGGTAGATTGCAGATTGCGGCACCCAAATCACGCGCTCCTTTTTGATCAATCTATCCTGCGGTGCAGCAGCGGGATTGTATTCAACCGTAAGGTAGTATACAGTATTGTTCCAAGGTGTACCACCTGAGCTGTTATTCAATTCAATCTGCGGGATAAACAAAGGCATACTGCCGGCTGTGTCTAAACTAAACCTCACAATAGACAAGAAGTAATCGCTGGGGTTGTCTAAAATAGGACTGCTTCTGATCTCCGTAAATGTGAGACGATTTGGTTGAGCGGCCTGCGCGGTGGTTTGCGACGGTTGCACCGTATTTACGACATCAAGATCATAATATATCTGCGTTGGTTGCGTCATTATGTTTTTATATTTGCTATATACTCTTACTTGATATAAAAAATTGCTTAATTTCTATATTATTTATTGGTCTATATCTTGTAATAATCAGTTTTTGGGCGAGGTTGTAAATAATCTAAATGAATCGTGAATAATCTAACCAATTTTGATTAATATTTGGAATAATAAATTTATTATTCCCCGTAATAGTGTATTTCTGTTAGATTAATACCATATTTGTTGATTATTTGCTGTATATAATCTAAATAGGTCGTAAATAATCCAAAAAGGGCCGCCGGAAAGGTGGGGAGGGGGACCGAGGTGGGGTGAATATCATACTTATCTATAGTGTGGATATGTATGATCTGAATATACAGAATAGATTGCAAAAGACCTCACCTTGGTCCACCTGCTCCACCTAACTCGCTAAAGTTTAAGGAGCATTAACTGTGCGGGAGGAGGAGCGAAATACCTGATACGAGTAAGATCCTGCGAAGACGGCATCAACTGAAGTAGAGGTAAATTGACCGCCGTTGGTCGCTGCGTCAATAGTAATAACTTCAACACCACCAGAATTAGCAGTACCAGCTTGTTTATCGGTGCAGGTAAGAACGACATCATCTGTGGCGAGAATACCACGACAAGGGACGATAAGAGCGGTGTTTGCGACTTTGGTAATCACGCCTTGCTGAATAACAAGGGGGTAAGAACCCTGTCCGAGATTTTGTGTAGAAAGCGACGAGACAGACATTTTGAATTTGGTTTATAATTACTGTGGAGAAAAGATTTTTGCTAAAATGTCTTGTCTTAATTATGAATAAGTTATACCTGCTGTTTTGGCCCCGATTTGGATCCAAGCAGTTTTTCCTGAATTCGCTATATATGATTGACTTTGAGGACAAGTAGGACCATCAAACTCCACGGTATGATAAAGTGTACCATTTTCAATAAACCCGAGTAAAGGTGTTGCAATACTTCCCAAAGTGAAATTAATTGTGGCGTGAGTGTTTGAATCATAACGATAAATGGAACTTTTTGCTGCTACTTGCAGATAATTTACAGGAACAACTGGAATGAAATCAGTAAATATATAAATACCACCATTCAAAATTACACCACTCTCATCATCTGGAACAAACCCTGTAGGTGAAGGCGAAAGAGCGGTTCCTAATGTTCCGTTTGCAGCCGTAAAATAATAAACATAACATACTAAATTAGTTGTATCATTATACAGAATGAAATCGTATGCGCCCAGACCAACTCCAATATTAGTAGAAGATGATGAGGTTATACAGTTGAAACTAAAGGGGATCGCGGGAGATGGATAAGTTCCAGTAAGGGCGGTAGTTGCGTTGCTCCCTAAATTATACTGTACCGGAATGCCGCTGCTCCCGCAAATCATTAGAACATTTGCACCCTGTGAGAGTATAGGCCGCACGCAAATCCCGTCAGGAACAGCAGTAGGTGCACCTGAAGGAGTAGTTGACCAATAAGCACCGGCACCGGCACCCAAGTTCCACTTGGCCACACCGTGAGCATTTGCCGGAGCAGCTACAAAGGTAGTTGGATCTTGTGAGAACTCATCAAACTCGCCTACTATTATGAGCTCGTTTAACGGCGCGTCCGCCCAGTATGCGTCATTAATAGTTCCAGGCGACCCAGCCAATCGTACACCCAATCCAAGTGTAAGCACATCAGGTGAAAGATCATACGCATTAGCGGCCGTATCATACAAGATCATACTCAAAAATCCACCACTTCCTGGAACAGCCGGAGAGCAAAGAATATTGTTAAACTTTCCGACGATTGCGTAATCACCGGTTCCTGGTAAGAACTTGATTGCGCTGCAATATCCTTGGGGTCCAAATCCACTCAAGCCGAGTGCAGTTCCCACGTTGGGAGATGGTAAGTTGTAAGCATTTATATTCATCATATTTGCAAAACTAACCCCCAATACTTGACTACATATTAGGTCTGCGGGAGGGTTTGGACCAGTATATACCAATTTAGAAAATGCACCAACTATAACGATACTGTTTCCCATCAAAGAACTCGCTCCTTCTGGCCCGATATAGTTCAGCACTTGGGCTGGGGCACCATAATTATCAAAGACCAAATGTCCAAGCGTGAGAATAGAACCTGAACCTTGATTGATTATATCTAATCTAATCGTTCTCGCACCGTTTATGTATTCAACTACGCCCTGAAGGCCTGCTCCGTGTGCTGCTGGATTTTGAAAGGTTTGGAACCACGGGGTAGTAAACTCTAATTCATAAGGTGCAGTATCGCCACCTTGACTGGACACTTGGTCCCAAGCAGCGCCAGGCTCTTCAGCCACGAGAATCATAGTTTCATTAAAGGATTGCGGCTGTGCGATTTCTACGGTGGCCGCGCTGCTGCGATTGACTGTAGGGCCGCCAGAAGGAGGCGCCGGCGTAGCCCAACGCATACCACTTGGTGCGCCTGCGTATACTTCCAATACCTGGCCGTCGGTTGCACCGATCGGCAATATCACACCCGGAGCCCCTGCCGTGCTGTTTGCGCCAACGACCAGGTCTCCCTTTGCGCTGAAGTCAATCGCAATATTACTCGCGTTTCCTGCTCCTGCCGACTCTACTAATGGAAATGTCGCCGTGATTGCACCACTCGCACCTACATCTTTCCACGCTGGGACACCGCCAACAACCCCTAAAAATTGAGTTCCTGAAGTAGGAACATTTGATAAAGCACCGGTGTTGGCTACACCTGTACCGTAGGGGATCTGTCCCGCGGCAGCAGCACCTCCACCTTGAAACCCAATAGCGATTTGACTTTCATTACCTGGACCTGCTACTTCTACAATTGGCGGAATTCCGACAATTGTGCCTGAACCACCTGCGTCAATCCACGTAGGCACACCAGCGTTAATACCCAAGATTTGCCCCGCTACAGGTGCATTTGTGAGTGCTCCTACCTTTGCACCCGTGCCGTAGGGGATTTGACCCGCCGCCGTAAAATCAATACTGATTGTGTTTGTTCCGGCACCAGCGTCATCTACGAGCGGAGCAGTTGCGCTAATAATCCCGCCCGCACCTGTTGCGGGTTTCCAAAGCATATTCGTTCCTGCTGCTCCCGCCGTACCGTCAGCAGTCAATACATAATTTGCTTGTGCTGGTAGATTTGGTGCTTGAACTACTGTTGCGGTTCCTGCGAGATCTGCTGATAGAAGTTGTCCTTGCGCGAGTGGAGTTGCACCAGGAACGGCGATCCAACTTAAGCCATAATCTGCGGCTGGGTTTGCTGATAAAATTGTTCCGTTTATTCCAGTTGGAACTGCGTGCTCTACACCGTTTACGTCTGCTGATATTAGTTGTCCTTTTGCGAGTGGAACACCGCCACCTTGAGGAACCAGATTATCAAATATTTTGCCTGTGGCTGGATCTATTATTGAAGATACAGACATTCTAAATCTTTGTTTTAGAATATTGCAACATTTTAATTTTGCAATATTCAGAGCAATCTGTTTACTATAGTTTTAATGAAAAGATAAACAGCAATATCAGCAATATTAGGAAGAACATAGTAGAGTACACCTCTTGCAATTTGCAATAACATTATTTACTCTATTGCAACATTTTAATTATAAGCAGAACCGGCAATTAAATATCTAAACCCGTCCCAAGTGATAGTTAGAAGTGCGGAAGTCGTTGTTGCTACGCTAATAGCAGTCGTATAGTTGGTTGCCGCTCCAACAAGAGAAACCGCAATCGTTCTTGTAGAACCTGTCGCAGTTAAAAATATACGCCATTCTCCTCCTACTCTTGGACCAAAGAAATTAATAGCAGTCATATTTGCGGTAAGAACACCAGCAAAAATACCTGTTGAGCGATTACCAAAATCGGCGGTTAGTGTTCCTGCCGCAAAAGTTGCGGCGGCTGGAGTGTCTGGTAGTGTGAGTTCCTGTGTAAAAAAAACGGGCGGAATTAAAGAAATAAAACTACTTGTAAAGTCCGCTATATTTGTTGATGCAGAGGAAAGGGAAGTCCCCGAGAACATTTGAATTGTCTCGTGATATACTCTTATTGCTGTTTGTTTTGATGGTCCTGATGTTTGCCGATAATACAAATAGGCGGTCGCAGTATTAGTATCATTATTATCATCTGTGGTTAATCCAGCATATTCAGTCCCGAATGGACCTGCCCCGCCAGGATTTGATTTTCTGACTATACTAAAATTGCCCACACTATCGCCCCCCAAGTCAAGGGTTGCCGAATTATCATCATCTATTTTTGCGAGACCGATAATTTGTGAGTCAGTCGCACCTGGACCATAAAGGGTCAAGGTGCATTCAGAAGCCGGCGCTAATGCTGTATTTACTGGAGTGATGGTAATTGTGGGGAAAGCGGAGGGACCATTTGCGGTTTTTTTAATAAACCCATCACTTGGATTAAATGTAAAAGGGTCTGGAGTAATATCTGCGTATAGCGTTTGACTTGCTCCTCCTCCCGAAACGAAGGTAAAAAAATAATCATTATTATTTCCAGCACTATCTGTAATATCAATTCCAGTCGCATTCGGGTTTGTCGCTCCTGGTGCCCCTGTTGCTCCTGTTGGACCAGTTGGACCAGTCGCACCTTGAATGCCTTGAATGCCTTGAATACCTTGAACGCCTTGCGGACCAGTCGCTCCTATCGCACCTTGCGGACCTGTCGCACCCGTAGCACCTGTATCACCCTGCGGACCAGTTGCCCCCACCGCACCTGTAGGACCAGTCGCTCCTGTTGGACCTGCTGGACCTGCTGGACCTAC